AGGTACTAAGGAAGCTATCGGTACTGTTAAGTTGCTCGACTTGGCTACTGAGTCTGAGTACCAGATCCAACGCCAAGGTACATTGTTCGTTGCTAAATACGCAATGGGGCACGGATCTTTGAGGCCAGAATGTGCTGTGAAGGTTCTTCCTGCATAGTAATTAACAATTAAGCGGAGCCCCTTGGGACTATCCCCTTGGGGCTCTTTTTAACCTCTCTTTAACTTTATATAAATAATATGCCTACAACCTCGCTCTCTACGACTCTCCTTGAGTCTGTAAATATCGTCCTTGCTAACTTAGGTGAGTCTCCAGTTAATTCTCTTTCTGGTGGCGCTCTGCCACAGCAAGTGTCGCTGGCGTTAAACACTATCGAGGAAGTAAGTACCGACATCCAGTCTAAAGGCTGGTGGTTCAATCAGAAGTCGGGGAGTAGTTATAGTACTACTGCTAATGTTGTTATCTATCCAAGTAATACAGGTAATAACTGGAGTTCGGACATCCCAGAGGAAGCACGACGGTACATCACAATCCGTGCTTCTCGCATCGCACAAACACGACTAATTGGCTCAGAAGAGCTACAAAAATTTAGCTACAACGAGGAGCTAGTCAGTCTAGCAATCCTCCAACAAGCTCAGGTTCGTAACTCCAACGGAACCCTAGACTTCAACTCGTTCCCAGCGGAACTCAGAGGTCTCGGAATAGACGAGGTTATGTTCCTACAAGGGAACGTAGAGGAGAAGATTGGTACACTCCGTCTGGGTGGTGAACTAGCTAACACAGCCAAGACTAAAGCTGATACAGAACTTGTTGAGGCTCAAGAGGAACTAGTAGACCAACAAAAACGTACCGAGGTTCAAGAGACGGTTAAAAGGGCTAATGAAGCATCCTTAGTTGAAGCTCAAGAAGAACTGACAGATGCTCAAAAGACCCAGTCTCTCGCTGAGTCAATTCTTCGTTCTCAGCAGGCACTTACAGAGCTTGAAGAGACATCCAAGCGCACCTCCGAGAAGCTACTGGTTGATGAACAGGCTGGACTGGTTACTAACCAAGCCGCTACCGAACTTAAGAAAGCTCTCGACCTCGTTGCTGATACGACCCTCAAGGGTAAACAAGGAAGTCTTGTGGATGCTCAAGCTACTGACGTAGCAGCCGATACTACTCTCAAGGGCAAGCAGGGTTCACTTGTGGACGCGCAGACAACTGACGTAGCTGCTGATACCACCCTTAAAGGCAAACAAGGGACTGCTCTTGATGCTGACACAGCCCTAAAGACATCTCAAAAGACCCAACTAGACGCCCAGACTGCCATCGAAGCAACAGCCGAGAAAGCCTTCTACGATGGTGTTGTAGCTGGCACTCAAGACACCTATCGAGACTTTGCAGCAGAGATGCGTATCATGGGTGTTCAAGAGACCACATTCCAGCAGACTCCTGCCTACAAGAAGGTAGAGATACTAAAGGATGCAGCTAAGCTACGCCTAGTGACAGCCACGGAGACAGGCACAGCCGCAGAACTCCTAGAGGTCAACAAGGTGATGCGGTTTATTGGTGAGCCTCCAGTGACAGCCCTTAATGACAACTCCTTAGCTTCTGAGTGTGTTCGCCTAATGCGTGACACCAACACAGAGCTACAAGGACGTGGTTGGTATTTCAACATTGATGAAGACGGCGCTATTGTTCCTAAGTCACTCAGCGACACCCCACAGAAATACCGTGAGTATCTCAGTGTTCGTGTGGCTATCCTATTAACCGAGCTATACCCACAGAGCGGTGTAGACATCCAGCGCCTTCCTAAGATGGAAGCAGAGCTACGGGCTTACTTTAAAGACCGTGAGTTTGATGATGCTAACTACTCCATATTTGACAGCTACGACGTAGCCTCCAGAATTGGTATTAACCGTAACTACGACCTTATCTAATGCCTTTAATTAACACTAGTGTTCCTAACCTTATCCAAGGTGTCTCTCAACAACCTGATGCCACTCGTTTTGATGGTCAATGTGAGGAGCAGGAAAACGCTCTTAGCTCTGTTGCAGATGGACTGAAGAAACGCCCGAACACTCGACACGTTGCTAGGTTGCTACAGACGGCTATTGATGCGAATAGCTTTGTTCACTTTATCAACAGGAGCCATACGGAGCGGTATGTTTTAATACACGACGGTACTAGACTAAGAGCTTTTAACATACTGACGGGAGCGGCCGCCACAATTAATGGTTCAACGAGTGGGATTTTGGTTTCTTCAACGTATTTAGATGTAATCGGTCCTAGAGAGGCTCTGAAAGCTCTTACGGTTTCAGACACTACGATTATCCTAAATACAAAAGAAACGGTAACAAAATCCACGATAAAAACACCAGCGCATAATAAACAAGCCGTGGTTACGATTCTTCAGGGGGGTTATGAAAAAGATTATACTGTATCAATAGATATTAGGGAAAAAGGTGAGGTAAGCAGTATTCCACAGTATGTTGCTCCAGTATTTAGCTTTGATACCACCTCATATGTATACCATCAGTTTCAATATTTAGATACTGGGACTTGGCGTCTCTGGGATATATATTATCACAGACACCGCGTTACAGGTATTAATATTGTAAGTGGTGGACAAAACGTTCCCGATGACTTCAATATTTATTTGACACCTTCAAACCCACTTCGCGGTAATGCTAGATTTAGCTTTACGGTGACTAATGGCGTCGTAACAGGTGCGACTATAACAAACCAAGGTAATTATGATGGAACAACGAGTGTAGCGCCAACGGGAACCCAACGCCATTATTACACAACGCCTCCAACTTTTATAGTAAATGCATGGAACGTACCCGAAGCTACCTTAATTACTAAGTCAGCAACTTATAGAAGTTCAGGTAGCAATAGTAGTACCCACGCTAATAGTAACACTATCGCTAATGGACTTAAAAGTAAGCTCGTTGAAGAAGGAATCGACGACTACTTTTACATTTCTCGGTCTGGTAGTAGCATCTTTCTTACTCTTACTCATGGTAATGATATCGAAAACAAAGAGTATGATTTTACAATCCAAAGCTCTGACTCCTTGGGAGATTCAGGAATGGCTGCTGTGTACAAATCCACTTCGTCAATTCATAACTTGCCCCAAAAAAATTTAGAGGGTTTTGCAACTAAAATTGTAGGAGACGCTGAGCTATCTCAAGACGATTATTATGTTAAGTTTGAAACCGACAGCCAATCAAACATCGGAACAGGTTCATATGTAGAGACTGTTGCCCCCGACATAGTAAAAGGATTGGATGCAAGTACAATGCCTCATGTTCTTGTTAATTCAGGGGTAAATGAATTTACATTTAAAGAAGCAAATTACACAGATAGACTTGCTGGGGACGATGACACTAATCCACTCCCATCTTTCGTTAATCAAACGATTGACGGCATGTTCTTCTTTAAGAACCGACTCGGATTTCTCAGTGGTGAGAATGTCATAATGACGGAAAGTGGTCTGGGAAGTGTGACAGAATCAGGAGAAGTAGAGTACAACTTAGGACGAACCACGGTGACTTCACTGCTAGACTCTGCTCCGATTGACATTTCAGTGTCAAGTAGTCGTGTTACAGATTTACAAGCAGCGAAAGGCTTCCAAGAAAACTTAATGCTATTTTCTAATAATGGGCAGTTTGTTCTTAAAGGTGGAGATGTATTAACACCTAAATCGGTAAGCGTCACTCCTGTTACAAACTTCAACTTTGAAAGTGCTGTTGAGCCTATACCATTGGGTTCTTATCTTTATTTTCCATTTACTAGAGGAGAATTTATAGGACTTCGTGAGTATACCGTAAATGCAGCAAGTGATACCTATGATGCTACGGAGGTTACTGAACATATACCTGCTTACATCCCTAAAAACATAATTGATATAGCAGGAACAACCTCTGAGGATATGATTGCTATCCTAAGCTTAGAAGATAAAACATCCCTATACATCTATAAGTATTTTTGGAGCAACAACCAGAAAGTGCTCAGTTCTTGGTCAAAGTTTACCTTCACAGGTGAGCTACGAGGCGTTGAGTTCATCGAGTCTACCCTCTACGCAATCATCACCCACAACGGTGAAACCAACCTCGTTGAGATGTCCTTAGCGTCTGGCCTATCGGACGCTGCTGGCTATGTTACTCACCTCGACAACCGAGTAGCAGATACAGTCACCAACGGCTCCTCTACAATCACACTTCCGTACACCCCAGAGGACAACTCAGTGGAAGTTTATACAACTGACGGATTAAAACTCAACTGCACCAACTCTGGAGCTACTGTTACTCTTGCTCAAGCAGTCTCAGGAAACACAGATGTCTGGGTAGGTATCCCTTACACAATGAAGTACACGTTCTCTGAGCAGCTCTTCAAAGCTAAAGCAGGAAACGGTAAGAGTCCTAGTAATGCAGCCAAGATGCGTATCCGTAATGGCTCACTGTATTATGCTGACTCAGCTTACTTCAAAGTTAAGGTGACCCCTAAGTACCGTGATACCTACGAGAACGTCTTTACACCTGATGTCGTTGGTTCATCTACCATTGGTTCCCTGACACTTGGCAGTGGTTTCTATCGCTTCCCTGTGTTCACCAAACCTTTGGACACAACTATCACCATTGAAAACGAGAGTGCTCTTCCGAGTACATTCCAGAGTGCTGAGTTTGAATCCTTTGTTCACTCCCGCTCTAACCGATATGGATAAAGTTCTCAGTACCCACGGGGATTGTAAGGTAGTTGTTGCTACCCACGACCACATAGAGCGCATCTATCCGTACATGCGTAAAGCAGACCAGATAGAGATAGCCTGTATGGGTCACGAGCCCCGTCAGGCGCTTTTAAGTGGCTTTGAGAACGATGATGTTACCCTGACAGCTCTAGATGCTGATGATGTTCCCTTTGCAATGTTTGGTGTTGGACAGGTAGGAGACCAAGCGTACATCTGGTGTCTAGGCACGGAGAGTGTTTCTGACAACTCCTACCAATTCCTTAAAGCGTCCCGTGAGTGGACTCAACGACTAACCAAGCCTTATGGCGCAACCTTTAACTATGTCCACGAGGATAACCACGTTGCCCTCAAGTGGCTCAAATTCTGTGGAGCTTCCTTCATTCGTAAACTTAACTTTAGCAATCAACCCTTCTTTGAATTTATAATCCCTTCTAAATAATATGTGTGAAATAGTAACATTAACGGCACTGGCTCTCGGCACAGCCCAAGCAGGTATGTCTATCCACGGGCAGAGGCAACAAGCCAAGACCCAAGAGAAGATGCAAAAGAATGCCTCTCTAGCGGAGAGACAGAGACACCTAGCAGAGATGTCATCGTCACGCATAAGGGAACGCCAAGAGATGACAGCAGCAGCCCAAGCTATCCAAGAGTCCACCAAGAAAGCCCGTGAAGCTCGTGCAACAGGACGTGTGAGTGCTGGGGAGTCTGGAGTGGCAGGACTTAGTGTTGATGCGCTCCTGAATGATATGACACGTAAGGAAGCTGAATATAGTTTCTCTGTTCAACAGCAACAACAGTTCAATCAAGTAAACCGTGACCTAGCGTTCCAAGATGGAGCTATGCAGTCACGTATGAACCTTCTTTCAATTAACAAACCAATAGCACAACCAAACTACCTTGGTGCTATTCTTGAAGGAGCCCAGACAGGGATGAGTGCTTACTCATTCGGTAGTAAGGCTGGGTTTGGTCAGGGAGGAGGTACGCCTTCTGCCGCCTCATCGGGAGCCCCAGCGTTTGATGCTTCCTCTTCGTTCAACGTCAGTCCTTCCACCTACAAACCTTTTACTGCTCCTACAACATTTAAATAAGAAATGGCTACTAGACAAATTACAATCGACGACGGCTCCAAGAAACGGAAGCAGGTAGAACTTAACCTGAACCCTGTAGCCCTGAACCCCACAGTTCGAGCTGGAGGTAACTACCGTGTAGCTGTTCAGCAGACACCTCTAACCAACTCAGCGATGCAGTTGAGTAATGCGTTAAAACAAGGCGTCAATGCCTACGGTCAAGCTGTAGATGTAGCACAGACAAAAGCAGCAGAAGACGTCGCTAATATGTCGGATGCTGAGTACGATAAGTTCTTACAAAAAGGACTAGACCCAGAAGCCCGTAGTTTGTTTGGATACACAAAGACGTACAACCGTCAGGTAGCTGCAAAGTACTACGCAACAGAGATACCAACAAAGCTCCAAGAACTATCGAACGATATGTTCAAGAACTACTACGACTACAAAGATGCTGCGTCTTTTGAGGCAGCTTTGGAGGAACGAGTAGGGTCTGTTTATGAAGAGGCTGACCAGCTCCTTGGTGGTAATGTATTTAGTGAACAAGCCAACAATGCCCTCAAGTCTGCTACACGGGCTGACTTCCTAAGTAAGGAGGTTGCTAAGTTTAGTAGAGAGTTACCTGCTCGTAATCAACAGATGGCTATGGAGTCTATGGCTCGTCAGTTTGATGGTATTACGTCTACAAATGTAGACCAGATAGCCACGATTGGAGGGGAATTAATTAACTCTCACAAAGGAACACTTGGAGGACGTGCAGCAGCAGAGGCTGTCTTTGGTACACTACAAACCAAGATGGATACCTTGTTAGCCAGTGACAGCTCACTTGACCACCAGCTCCTCGAAGACATGATTGAGGAGATTGGGGACGGCAAAGGAGAGGACAATATGGTAGCAGGGCAAGAGTTGTTCGCTACTCCTACACGTCAGCTATACCTCACACAGATGGAAAAGAAACTAGAGGCGCGTAAGGATGAATCCTACAACGATGCTGTTAGGGATACCAAGGTACACATAGCGGGTATTCAAGCAGCAGTCATTCGTATCCCAAGTGAGGGAACAGGAAAAGCCTACATTGATGCAGCTATTAAAGCCATGAGTATTCACGGTGGTGTGTTTAACGATGTCACTTATGAGAATGACCTCTTACGGGATATGATGACCGTGGAGCTTCATAAGATGAAAGCGAACCCACTGTTATTTCGTAAGGAGTATGCCACCTCGTGGATGGCGCAACATCAGAACCTACAAACCTCCGTCTACGATTCCACAGTCGCATCTCTCCCTGAGAGTCACTTAGACGAGGCGGTAACGGCACATGGTCAACCAACATTTACTGAGGTTGGAGACTTATTTATGGGTCAATGGAAGTTAAAACGCGATACTCTGTATCAAGAGCTCTATGACTCGGTTGAGGACATTCAAGATGATGGCGAGAGAAGTCTAGCCTTCAAGGAGGGTGAGATTGAGGTAGTTAAAAAGCTAAATGAGTGGTCTCAGGGTACTCTTAATTCTGCGACTGTTGGTGTTGCTGCTGCAAAAACCCAACAACAAAAAGAGGACATAGAGATAGTTGGTGAGAAGCGTGTAGAAGAACTTCAAAGCGTGATGAGCCCAGAGAATGCCGCCAAGGTTATTGCTTTAGAAGCTGAGGAGGCAAGACAAGATAAGACCGAAAAAATCACACATGAAAATATAAATGGTACGCTGGTCCCCGCAGGGAGGTCGCCTCAAAAACGATTAGAGAATTATCAAAAACTTAAAAAGCTCGGTACATTAAGCGATGACGAAGTTTACCAAGCTCACGTATCTATTTATGAGGATGCGTGGGTCAATAAGAAAGCCAGAATAGGTTTTGCAGGTAAACCATTTATGCCCTCCGAGGCTGACAGACTCATCATGGGCATCATACCTAAGTGGAGCTTCAAACAAGGTCCAGAGGTATACATCAAACCCCCTCTCGACCAACGCCTAGAAAAAGGTACAGAGCTTTTTGAACTTATGAAGGTAGCAGGGGTTCCTGCCGAAACGTTGGTTAGTGGTGTCTTTAAATTGGGAGCGCAAGCCTCTCAAGTTGAAAGAGGACAAGTAGACAGACGTCAGAAGGGACAGTTCTCCGTAGATTTTTTGGTTGAAAATAACCTTTTAGACTTCTCCTTAGTACCCATCATAATCGGTGGTAGTATCAAAAACACTGCGGCGGCTGTTCAAGCTTGGAAAGATGGAGGGATGACCCTTGAAAATGTTGACCCTCAGCACCGGGAAACCCTTAATAAAATAGCAGAGAAATACGAAATGAGCGTTTCACAGCTTATGACGTTCCAAAACCTTTACCTAACAACAAACGGCTACCTTAAATAATTATGGCAATAGACGACTTCCTTAACGCTACTCCTCGTAGCACCCAACAAACCCCTAATCCACAAGAAGATGCTAATATGTTTACAGACGTATTGGCAGCTCCCTTCCGTGGTGTAGAAGGAGCAGTTCAAAGTCTCTATGACCTAGCTGACTTCGCTACAGGTGACGACCTACTACCTGATTACGACACTCGTTTCCTTGGTCGCTCTAAGACCTTTGCGGGCGGTATGGTTGAAGGTGTTAGTCAGTTTATGACTGGCTTCATTCCTGTTGCAGGACAGCTCAGTAAAGTCGGTAAGCTAAGTACAGCAGCCAAGGGTCTCAAAGGAGCCCGTGGAGCCCGTAAGTTAAACCTAAAGGGTAACATGGCAGCGGGAGCTGTGGCTGACTTCTCGATGTTCCAAGCACAAGAAGACCGCCTAAGTAACCTCATCGAAACCTTTCCGACACTAAGTAACCCTATATCCGATTACCTTGCCGCAGATGAGGACGACGGAGAGATTGAAGGACGACTAAAGAACACCCTTGAGGGCTTAGCTCTTGGTGGTGTGGTAGACGGACTGATTGCTGGTGTTAAAGCTATTAAGAAGTCCCGTAGAGGAGATGACCCAAAGGCAATCCTTGAGGAGTATGAGAACGTAGTATTCTCAGGACAGCGAGACGCTAAGTTACTTCAAGAAGACTTTGACAGCACACAGACCTTCCGTGCCTCGTTATCGAAGGCTATGGGTCGTGATGTAACAGGTGAGTCCACAAGTGCCTTTGACTTACTTCAAGGTTACTCACAGGGCTACGACGGTGAGCTTGCTCCTCTGTTTAAAGCTCTACTGACCAACGCACCAGAAAGCCTCAAGAACACTGTGGTGAACTTTGGTGAAGGTGGTTCTACATTTAAAGCTAACGTTGACGAAGCCACAGGACAAGCATCTGGCACTATCACGATGGGCAACGGTGGTGTTCGTACGTTGGCTCACGAGCTGATGCACGCTACAACTTTACACAAGCTCAACGTAGACGTTCGACACACGGCAGACAGTCCCACAGCATTTAAAGAAATGATGACGGAGGTTGCAGCTCAGTCTGACAACGCTACGTCTGGTCTTGCTCGTACATACCTAAAGGCTGTTGAGAAGCTAGGGCTTGACGAAAAGGTCTTTGGTGAAGGCGGTATTGCTGGTTCCAGTGAAGTTACAGGAGCAGCGACACGTACTACTGATACACCTTATGCGTTCACTAACCTTGCTGAGTTTGTCTCTGAGGCATTCTCTAATGAAGAGTTCCGTATGGTTCTCAGTGCAATGGAGAGCGACGTCCCTAAGAAGTCTGTCTTTGATGAACTCCTAGCTGCTGTTAAAGGTATGCTGGGGCTGAGTGCAACCGACGGTTCCCTGTTAGATGATGTATTCAAGTACACAGGTGACATTGTCTCTGAACAGAACCGTATGTTTGATGAGCAGTTCTCATTCCTCAAGGACATCGACCAGCTACACGGACAGACCCACCGTACACTTGATGACCGTGGTTCGGACTTTACGGCGGCTGTTGATGAAGATGGCTTAGAAATACGTAATGAAAAGGGTGAAGCTCTTAATGCAGACGGAAAGGTTATTGAACGTCTTTCAGAACTGCAGGAGGATGACTTACTCTCCACCAAGCCTCGTGGTCGTGTGGATTGGAAGTTAGACTTTGGAAGTAAGAATTGGAGAGGGAAGAAAGTCTCCGAAGTACCCTCCGAATACCTCAACAAAGCCTTGGAGTGGGACAGTGTTAAACCTCACACAAAGGAAAAGATTGAGATAGAACTCCAAGACCGTAAGGACAACGGAGAGGAGTTATATGAATTCCACAAAGAACGAAAAACAGAATATACCTCCAAGCAGAAGCAAGAAGCTCAGGAGAAGCTTAGACGTCTTAAAGAGTACCAACAGCTAGATGTAACCCTGAACAACCCTAAGAAGGGGATGAAGGCAATCCTTGAGTCTTACAAAAAGCAACTTGAGAATACACCTTCGTCTGACCTTCCTAACCCTAAGAATCCTGAAGACATCAGCCCTGACAAACGTCAGAAGCTAGAAGCTAAGATTAAAGAGGTTGAGAAGAACATAGCTGTTGGCGAGAAGAAGATGGCTAACGTCAAAAAGGCTATGGGTGGTAAGTCCGTAGAGGAACTACAAGCTGAGAATAGTTTCATCCTTAACTCTGTAAAGAACCCCGCTACTAAGGAAGAACCAAAGAAGAAAAGAAAAGCTAAGGCCGAAGACTTCACACCCGAAGAGTTGGCTCGTGGTGATGCTACTAGAGCAAGTATTCAACAAGGAATGGAGGCACGTCGTCCTGTCCTCAATCCGACTCTTCAGGAAGCCTACCGTAACTACCGTCGCAACAAATCGGGCGTACAAGCCAATCCACGTGTAGAAAGCTTTAAAGAGTATGTTCGGAACCGTGGGTTGGATAAGACATCTAAAGTAAGGCAGAAGAAAGTCCCTAACCAGTTCCGTGATGAGGAAATTACAAATCCTTATAATACTGAGATGGGACAAGCTGAAGCTACCAAAGCAGTAGAAGAAGAAGTAGCCTCAGCAATCACTCGTCTTGCACGTCAGCTAAAGACAGGTGGCGACCAAGCTATCATGAGTGCTGCTCGTAATATCTCCTCTAGCCGTGCTGCTGTGGGTGTTATCTCTGCTGTTGCGGAGAACCTCAAAAGCGCAGGCGTCAAGGGTGAGAAGGTTACTGCTGAGGAACTCGCTGCTGAAACCAAAGAGATGGTAGACCTTCTAGGAGGTAATCAAAACACTTGGGCAGGAGCAGTCGCTAAACTTAAACGAGCAGGTGGTTCAAGTCTAGCAGACTTCAGAACACAGCAGCGTGCCGCTAAGACACTCATTGACCTTATGAGTCGTGACCTTGTTGACCTAGCAAAGGAAGCAAGTGCAGCTCGAAAGGACTCCTCGAAGAACCTAGCGGAACTAGAGGCAAAGGTTGTTTCTGGTATCGACCAGCTAACCGAAGTCCAACGCATATGGTCGTTGATGGGTAAGGAAGCAGGTCTGTCATTGGTTCAACGTAAGTTCCTTGATGGTTCCAACGGTGGCTACCGTCTGAATAAGGATGTTGGCTTTGACTTCATTGCTCGTGACCCAGAGGACTACGCTAAGTACACCAACGAAACCACAGGTACGATGGATGTCCAAGACGTCATCAATAAACTGGTTATGGCTGGTAGTGACTCTGATGTAGCAAGAGCTATTGACGGTACAGCAGCAGCTAACGCTAGAATGAAATCTGTTGGTGCTCTCACAAAGGAGATGCAAGGTGGCAAGATGATGAACATGGTCACTGAGTATTGGATGAACTCCCTACTCTCTGGTCCTGCTACTCAGGTCGTTAATACGCTTGGTAGTGCTCTTACCACTTCCCTACGTATGGGTGAGATGGCATTCGGAGGACTACTGCGTGGTGAACCTGACGTTGCCAGAGCTATCCTTGGTTATGCCTTTAAGATGGAGAACATCAAAGAAGCCATCACCTTTGCTGGTAAGGCTTGGAACACCCAAGACGCTGTGTTGACTAAGGGCTCTGTAGCCTTCAACGATACCGCTAAGCGTACTGATGCAATCACAAGTCAGAACGTATCTCAAATGATGACGGACAGAGGCAAGAAGTTTGATGTAAATCAACACGACTCTATTGCCAAAGCTGTGGACACAATTGGTACTGGAGTGAGACTACCTAGCCGTGGTCTTATGACTGTGGATGAGTTCTTCAAACAGCTCAACTACCGTGCATATGTTCGTACCAACCTAGCATACGAAGGTCTCCAAGCAGGAAAGGCTAACGGTAAGGAACTAGCCGAGTTCGTTAATGAACGTTTCCAGAATTACATTACAAAAGGTGGGCGAGCTTATAATGAAGCTAACGTCTATCTGGATGCTGTGGAAACCTCTAAAACCCTACACGGGCTTGAGTATGGTGGCGACCAGATGTCAGTTATCCAAGCACAGTTAGCTCAGAATCCCTATGATGCATCACGAGGTGGACTTGCTGATGCAGCGTTAGAGTTCTCTAAGGTAAACACTTTTACTAACGACCTAGCACAAGACTCTGTTGTTGGTATTCTTGGTGACACCCTTGGTAAGCTGAAGACAAAGATACCAATGCTTAACTTTGTTGTTCCGTTCATTAATACTCCAACAAACATCTTGAAGTTTGCGCTAGACCGAACTCCGTTAGGAATGGGAGCAGACTTAACGTATCGCCGTAAGAAGCTCACTGAAGGATTGAATAGTGACGACCCATTCGTCCGTGCTGAACACGCGGGACGCCTAGCAACAGGTGTTTCAATAGTTGGAGCAGGTATGTGGTATGCGCTGTCTAACAAGGAGTTCATCACAGGTGGTGGACCACGAACCCAAGAGGAAAAGGAAGCCCTTAAATTAACAGGGTGGCAACCTTACTCACTCAAGATAGGTGCCAAGTATTTTAGCTACCAACGCTTAGACCCAATGGCTACTGTGATTGGTCTCTTTGCTGACCTTGTGGAAGCACAGGAATACTATGACTTAGATGATACTATGATGGGCAATATGTTCTCAGCCGTATCGTTATCTTTCAGTAATAACGTCACCAACAAGTCCTACGTTCAAGGTTTGGACAACATGCTGAACATGCTTCGTGACCCACAAGCTAACTCTAAGGCATTAGTAGGTAACATTGCTGGTGGCTTTGTTCCAACACTGTTCTCCCAAGGACAGAACTACAGTGACGAACGAGTGCTTCGTGAAACACGTACAGTCTTTGACTATATGCTCAAGAAGTCTCCTGCATCTGGTATGCTTCCTAAGAAGCGTAACTTCCTTGGTGAAGCTGTTAAGTACGAGAATCTTCCAATGGGTGCTGGCATCTTTAACCCTGTATACATCAGTAGCGAGAGTGACAACATGCTTGACCAAGAGTTAGGAAGTTTGGCTCACGGGTTCAACAAGCAGAACAGTAAGATTGGTGGTACTCTTCAAACAAAGGACATCTACAACGAAGAAGGACGCCAAGCGTATGACGTGTGGCTTGAAAAGACATCGACCACAAAGATTGGTGGAAAGAACCTTCGTCAAACCCTTGCACGACTAGTCAAGAGCAAGCAGTACCAAGCGTTACAAGCAGAAAACGACAGTTCTATCGGAGAGAAGTCTCCTCGTATTAGGCTAATCAATAACTGGCTCAGACGTTTCCGTAAGCAAGCCCGTCGAGAAATGCTCGAAGAGTTCCCTGAGTTAAAACAGTCGATGGCGCAACTAACCCAAGAAAAGCAACAATACCGCTTAATCCAATAACCCCCACTAATTATGGCTAACAGTTACATTGAATATACCTCAGGACTCACATCAACTACCTACGACGTCCCCTTTAACTTCCTCTCGATTGATGACGTTAACGTGAAGGGTTACAACGGAACAACTTGGAGTGACCTTACAGTCTCTTCTCGTGACGCTGTGGCAAAGACCGTAACACTCAATGTAGCACCCAGTGCATTCCAAAAGATACGTGTATGGCGTAATACTGGAACCACACAACTAGTGGACTTCCAGAACGGCTCTAGGTTGTCTGAGAGTGACCTAGACACAGCTTACCAACAAGGTCTGTTTGTGGCTCAAGAGGTTTCTGAGAATGCTTCTACTGGTGCTTTAGCTAAAGGGGAACAAGGCGAACAAGGTGTTGCTGGTAACAATGGAGCTGATGGAGCTGATGGAACTGATGGAACTAATGCGTCACCCTTCCCCGCAGGTTCGGTGATTTACCATGCAGCTAACACACCCCCTACAGGCTTTCTCAAGGCTGACGGTTCAACAGTCTCTCGGTCAACTTATTCAGACTTGTTTGCAGCTATTGGTGAAACCTATGGTGCTGGTGACGGTAGCACTACGTTCCTTGTTCCTGACCTTCGAGGTGAGTTTATGCGTGGCTGGGATGACTCTCGTGGAGTGGATGGTAGTCGTTCCTTTGGCAGTTATCAGGCTGACCAGATGGAATCCCACAGTCATACGTTTAACGTTCACTATAGTCCGGGAGCTGGTGGTCAACCATTGCAGGGAGCTGGCTCTGTTGCGGCGACCCGTTCTACAAGTAGCGTTGGCGGGACTTCTAACTCTTCAGAAAACCGTCCACGAAACGTAGCACTTCTAGCTTGTATTAAATTCTAATTAACCCTCTCAATCCCATTAACCCAAAATGTTACCTGAAAACCCTTACGTGACCCCGTTTATAGCCACCAGTGGAATCCTCGGAACCCTAACCCTTGACCATATTAACACTACCGTAGCTATAGGCGTAGGCGTCTTAACGATGTTCTATTTAGGTATTAAAATCTACAAGGAGATTACCAAGTAATAATGAGTGATAAAACAGAAAAGCTATACAGCCTTCAAGACCTTTTAATCAGTGAGTTCATCCAGCGTATCCAGAGCGGGGAAGCATCCCCTAGTGACCTGAACGCAGCTAGGCAACTCCTAAAAGACAATGGCATCCACGCTCAGGTTACCAACGAAAACCCATTGGGTAACCTAGTAGACATGCTTCCATTCCGAGATGACTCCGAACACATAACGTTAGCCGCTAATGAGAAACTATAAAAAAGAATACGCCAACTACCACTCCAAACCTGAGCAACGTAAGCGCAGGTCAGGAAGAAACCAAGCAAGACGGTTAGCCGTCAAGAAGCACGGCAAGGCAGCCCTAGCGGGTAAAGACGTTGACCACAAAGACCGCAACCCTTTGAATAACTCTCGTGGTAACTTGCGTATCCAAAGCAAGGCAAAGAACCGTAGTCGCAACAAGTAAATATGGACGAACTCAAAGACTTTAGGAACTTCTTGTTCCTCATTTGGAAGCACCTAAACCTTCCAGAACCAACACCCATCCAGTATAACATTGCAGACTTCATGCAAGGTGAGGACAAGCGTGTCATTATCGAAGCGTTCCGTGGTGTTGGTAAGTCTTGGATTTGTTCCGCCTATGTGGTTCATCAGTTACTCTTGAACCCCTCGTTAAATTTCCTTGTGGTCTCTGCGTCCAAGACACGTTCTGATGATTTCAGCACGTTCACCTTGCGTCTTATCCACGAAGTACCCTTTCTGGCTCACCTGAAGCCCAACGACAAGCAACGGTTCAGTAAGATATCTTTTGACGTAGGTCCTGCTCCTGCGTCGCACGCCCCGTCTGTAAAGTCTCTGGGTGTTACCAGTCAGCTTACAGGTTCCCGTGCGGACATCATCATTGCCGATGACATCGAGGTAGCGAACAACTCAGCTACACAGGCTATGCGTGAGAAGCTCAGCGAACAAGTAAAAGAGTTTGATGCTATCCTGAAGCCCGAAGATGACTCTAAGATTATATTCCTAGGAACACCTCAGACTGAGGACAGTATCTACAACAAGCTACAAGAGCGTGGCTACAAGGCTCGTATATGGCCTGCTAAGTATGTGACCCCTCAGACGAACGAAAAGGGCTATAACGGGGCTGTGAAGGACGTCTGTGTGGACGCTGAGAAGGTAGGCAAAGCTACCGAACCTACACGGTTCTCAGATATTGACCTGTTAGAACGAGAGATGTCCTACGGTCGCTCTGGGTTCGCCATGCAGTTCATGCTGGATACACGCCTGAGTGACGTGGACAGACACCCACTGAAACTTAATGACCTGATTGTAGCGGACATCGACAACGACATAGCCCCAGAGAAACTTGTGTGGGCTCAAGCTCCTGACCTAGTGTGGGACGGGAGTGTACCGAACGTAGGATTCAGTGGAGACAGATACCACCGTCCATTTAAGGCTGTTGGTGACCACATACCGTTCACAGGGAGTGTTCTTGCTATTGACCCCAGTGGTCGCGGTAAGGATGAGACTGGGTACGCTGTGGTCAAAATGTTGAACGGAATGTTGTTCGTTCCTGACGCAGGAGGTCTACAAGGAGGGTACAGCGAAGAGACCCTGAAAGCCCTTGCGATGATTGCTAAGAAACATCAGGTCAACGCCATTGTGGTTGAGAGTAACTTTGGTGACGGTATGTTCAACGAAATCTTCAAGCCAGTACTCACCAAGGTACACCCGTGTACTATGGAGGAGGTCAGACACAACATACAGAAAGAGAAACGTATCATTGATACCCTAGAGCCCATAATGAACCAACACAGGCTCATTGTGTCTCCAGAGGTCATCAGAAAGGACTTTGAGACTGCTCAAGGATACCCACCTGAGCTACAGCTACGTTACCAACTGATGTACCAGATGTCCCGTATAACAAAGGACAGAGGTGCAATAACACATGATGACCGCCTTGATGCCCTGAGTATCGCTGTAGCCTACTGGACCGAACAAATGGCTCAAGATGCAGAGACAAAGATACAGGACAGAAAGACAGAACTCCTAAACAAGGAACTCCAAGCTTTCTCTGATGCCTATTACAAGCGTTCTAAGGGGTCAAATACGTCCGTTAGATGGATATAAGGACAAAGGGTATACCTTTAGTGTTAAAAAGCCCTCCTGTGGGCGAACAACTAAGAGAAATAACAACCAGAAACAAGGAAAAGGACTAATATGAGGGAAATAAAGGAGCCCCCTCTTAGTGTACTAAGAGTGAACAATGAAATTAGTGTACTCTTAAACTACTAAGAATCTTTCTTTTAAGGTGGTTATTGGTAATAATTCCCCATAGTAAGGGACTGGGAGCCAGCTTTTAGTTTACCTTTAGTGTTACACCTATGGTTCCAAGTGTAACTGTGGTCAGATAACCGTCAAGCTTATAATTAATGTGTTTTGTTGTTGACCTGTTCAACCTCAGGACACAGACTACTCTTTATAGCACTCTTTGTTACGTGTGTGTGTGTGAAGGTCATCTCTGGGAATGCTCGGAGGTGGCCTTCTTTTTTTTGTCACGTATTGGGGCTACGCTTTGTGACGAGTGGTGAACGCCTTGGTTTTGTTGCAAAAATCTGAGACCCTGTCGTTATGTGAACGGCGAACAATTCCCCCCAGACCCCTTCGAAAACCTCGAATTGTCTCCAAATTGTCAACTATCACGTCCCCGCCCCTAAAAATAAGGGTTCAAGTCGCATAACACATGCCTTTTCAACCAACTACTATCATGTTGAACGCCCGATGCTTTGTTCGCGTCTGTGTTTGTTTGCATGGGTTTTTTTTCGCACTCAGTTCACCAACAGTCACGCAATACTATCACATACGGTTCAAAACACGTCTTTTTCAAAAATTTTTTTGCTCCGCTCCTTCGTCGCTCTCTTATGTAGTTCCTCGCAGTATATACTCTATATTCTCAAAAAATTTTTTCCAGATTCCTCGCTCAGATTCTTAGAGTTATCAACATTCATCATTCTTAAAAAATTTTTCTCCGCTCGTTCCTCGCTCCGACGGATTCTTAGGGTAGGCACCGTGCGTGGGCTCTGTGGGGACTACCGTCCCTACCTCCAGACTATGTGTTTTTATAGGTCGTTCCTCCCTTTTAATAAAAAAACACAGAGTCTTCCTAGTAGTAGGCTCTGTGGCTTAATTCTTCTCTCTTAATTCTTATATCTTATGCAAAACACATCCAACGTACTCTCCGTCCACACACGTGGTGACTATGAATTCCTCTCGTTAGCTGACGGCACTGTGCAGGTCAATCTGCTCCTCCGTAACAACGAGTCCGTACCTTACGACGTACTGCCTGTTGCTGACGCTCGTACCTTCTGGTCATCTCTGTAACTTTTTTCTCGTAATAATAATAACATACATACATACATATACAAAATGCAAAAACTAAACACTACATCCGCTCGCGTTATCTCCATCAACGGTAACGCTGCCGAACCAACTGCCTACGCTGTCGAAGCTGTGGCTTTCAAAGATGGTGACTTCTTCACTATTCCTACTCTCTGGCACAACAGCCGCACTGCTCCCAAGTTTGACGTTGGTGACGACATTTTGTTCGCTGACATCAAAGGTACAGACGGTGTTACTCGCAGTACACTTCTCGGTAAAGCGTAAGCAAAACCACAAAACATAAACACGTAACAGTTTGCGGAGCTGCTCAAAACCGCCTTTTACACATGAAAAAACTAGTAACTATCATTCTCAGCGTACTCACTGCGCTGTCCAACACTAACGCGGCTAACCAAGCTGCATCTGACGTACTTGCCAACTCTGGCATCGACACATACTAATACCCAACCACACACATAAAATGAGTAACATAACTACACTAGAGCTCGAAAAGCTCACTATCGCAACCGAAGAACAACTCTCAGCTTTCTATGAAGGTGAAGAAAAAGTCTTAACAGATGCCTACGGTATAGCCGCAGGTATCAACAACTTAGTTATATATCGTGGATACCTGATACCAAAAACAATGGTATCTCCCGCACTAGATATAGATTCATTCTCTTTAAATGCAGAAACATTTGAAGAATATATTTCTAAATATACGTGGATTGAAACCGCAAATACCAACAGTTCAAGCAATAGATTACGTCATAAAACAGACTTTGAGTTATGCCATGTCAACCTTAGGTACTATCCAAAAGAAAAACTGTGCGCACTAAGCGAAGAATACTACGACGAAAACTCCTATGCGCACGTCGATGAAACAGTTATGTGCGCTCAAGGAACGTACATAACACAAAGAGACTCAATACACGTCTACGGTCACTATGACCCCTTCCACGAAAACGACGACAATCTCACTTGGTCTGAACATCACGACCAGTACTTACTAGATGAAGAAGTAGTCTACCCAATGGATGACGATTGTGTGCCATATCACCAAGATGCGGTGTATATGCACAACGGTACTCCATATACAAGTGAAGAAGCAGCCTTTAAAGGATGCATTCGTGACTATCACTGTACACCAGACGGCCATCACTTTCTCAAAGATGACCCAAATGACATCCTCTCCAAGTTCACCATTGGGTTTGAAGTAGAAAAGTCCTCAGTTGACGGTTACAGCGGATGCGGTGACCCTGTAGATGACGAAGCTTTGTTCGCTGGTTGGGAAACCGACAGTTCATGCGGAGTCGAAGGAATCACTAACGTATACGGTCTCAACAACCTTGACGAATTCACTGACCACGTAGACAGCTCTTCATACGTCAACGAAGAAACCTCAAGCCGCTGTGGTGGTCATATCAACATCTGTGACAACACCAATTCTATCAAGTACTGGCACATCAAAAGCTGGTGTGGTCTCTGGTGGGCTATGTACCGCAAACGTCTGCGTAACGACTACAGCGGAGGTAACAAAAAGGTATGCCCTTATGAGTCACGTGCTGGTCAACGTTACCAAGCCATCCGTGAAAAAAGCATCTGTGGAGGTAAACAACTGTTCGAGTTGCGCTTACCAAATCGAGTCCGAAACGGTGAACAACTCATACGTCGCTTCAAACTATCACAAACGTGGATGCGCTGCATTCATGCCTTTGCTACCGAGGATTGGACATACTCAACTCAAAAATATACCGACGTTATCAAAGGTGTACCTGACTGGGCATATGACAACAACAGTGAAACAGTAACAGCGCACCTCAAAGCCACAACAAACCTAATGGCAGACGTTCCTCCGCATATCTACAACCGTATGCGTTTCCTCATCGAGGGTTCAAAAGAGCAGCTGTTAGAAAGTTACGCTGACCAACCTCTAGGGTTACTAACAGTCATACGTCTGACGTACGCCTTTCAGGTGTTCATCGAAACAGAACGATACGCTCCTTTACCAGACAGCATAAGCAGCGCAATTAACCAATACCTATAACACCACAACACACACACACTATGTGCTTAATCATACACAAACCTAAAGCAGACTCCACCATTGCGGAGTTCATTCTCGACAACGCCGAACGCATCAATCCTGATGGCTTCGGTATCGTCTACACAGACACTAACGAATGCGTCCGCACTATGGACTACGAAACAGCACGTGAGCTTATATCAGCTCCACGTCCCTTTGTAGCTCATTACCGCTACGCAACCCGAGGTACTATCAACAAACGCGGCTGTCATCCATATGTCATCACAAGTATGTCACAAGACAGCGACAACATTGTTCGTCTCTTCAGTAACGGTACTGTTGCTGACCTAGGTGATGACAAGCTATGTGACACCAAAGTTGTTGCACAAATGCTCATGCGTATACCCAGCCAACACTGGTCTGACGTACTCAGTATGACCGAAACTCGGTTTGCTATCTGTGACCAAAACGGCGTACAACGTCACGGAGAGTGGCACGAACGCGACGGTGTCTGGTTCAGTAAAGCTAACTGCTTTCACAAGTCTTACAACAAGACTGTCGGTTACAGTTACTCAGCTGACCACTATACCAGCCCGTACTCAACCAAGGCTTACGACCCGTACTCAACCAAGGCTTACGACAAGTACTGGTATGACGAGGACCTAATTGGTGACGAGGAAGAAGACATCAACAAACCTACTATCACAGACAACTGCACAGCTGACTGGCAAGACGTCAACCTTGTAGCCGTATACGGTACACTCAAAGCTGGACGCAGTAACCACAAGACAATGGGTCAAGCAACCCTAGTCGGAGCTGGTCAAACCGTCTACAAATATCCGATGCAAGTCTACTCTACCATTCCGTTCGTTTACGAGAAGCCCGGAGAAGGACATCAGATTGCCGTCGAAGTCTACGATGTACAATCCGAATTCACAAAAGATGACATCGACTGGCTCGAAGGACACCCACACAACTACGAACGTAAACTAACAGACATCGAAATGGCTGACGGAGCCGTCAAGACCTGCTGGTTATACTTCGCCAACCCCTCGTATTACGAGCCAACTATGACAAACATACAACGATACTAGCTTAAACTTACTGTTAGCTTGGTGCTGCCTCCTCGGATGGCTAGTCATCATCGCCTCATCAGTAAGTTAAACACACACAGCCTCTAGCCTAACCGCTAGGGGCTTTTTTGTACCACACCGCTCCGCCCGCACCGACGACACCGCCTACGCCAAGCACTGCGCCTGCCGCTCATCGCAACCCCTTGCCCGCCAAAAATCCAGAAACACCGCCACTACTATCATCAGCTCCGCTACAAACCCCTTGCCCACCAAAAACTTTATTTTTGTCTTGCAACCACCTTGGTCACCTGTCTGACTGTCCATATATGACACCACTACATACAAGACCAAAAGAATACCGTAACTTATTTCAAGCTAACCGCATCTCTAATCGAGAGGGTAAAACTGAAGAAATGCTCGACAGAGAATACAACAAAGAAACCGCCAAGCTTATTGCAGAGGGACACAAGGCCTTCTGGAAGAAACGCGGGGTAAACAAACCGCCATATGTATCAGACAGACAGATAGGTGTCTTCGATACGTTATAACATCACATGAGGCAGTATGTCGCAAAATGATACCTTCTGTTGTACTTGATGCACGTGCCTAGAAAGATAGGTTAGCTCAAACATATTCAAAGAATCGAAGATTTGAATATCTAAAGGGAGGATTCACAAAACGCATTTATGCAATAATGTACTACCCAAACAGACACACACACGAAAGAATAGAAGATGAGTATAAGAAAGAGTGGGAAAAACGACAACAAGTTCATGGCTGACTTCATGGTCAAAGGCGTAAGATACCGCCGCCAATGGCCTACCTATGAGGAAGCAGCCGCGTGGGAGTCAGAGCTAAAAAAGAGAATACGCCTAGGGATACCCTACACGGAACTCTT